TAAATTTAAGTACCTTGCCTAATGGATTATTATCCAGTTTTCTCCATAATTCTATAGTTTTCTTTTTAACTAAGTCCCAGTTTTTGCATAATAACCATATACCCCCAACCAACAAGGCAATAGCTCCTATAACTATTCCTATTGGGTTTGCATTCATTGCAGCATTTAAAGCCCATTGCTTTATAGTTAATTGTCCTGTTAATATTGCTGCTATTGTGTCCAAAGCATTTTTAGTTTTCATATAACCAAGATAAATCATTTCTTTATTATTTCTAATAGTTGTTGCAAGATTATATGCAGTAATAGCACCTGCTACTGTGTAAATAATAGGACTTATCCTATCCCAATGATTTATAATTCCTTGTGCTATATCTATTGCAACAGTTCCAGCATTTGATAATATTTGCCAAGTTTCTTCTAATGCTGGTTTAACTTTTTCAAATACTTTTCCAAACATATCCTTAATTTGTGTTATATAAGGTTCTGCTCTTGTAACTAATTCTTCAACTTTATCTGCAAGACTTAATATAAAATCTTGAATAGCTGGTATCTTACTATGAAACCACTCAGCAATAGCACCTAATTTTGGCATTAACTTTTTACCAAGTTCTGCTTGCATATCGCCCCAAGCACCTTTTGCTGCTACAATTTTACCTTCATCTGTTTCTCTCAAAGCCTTGTTAGTTCCACCAATAGCAGCTGTTAATTTCTTATTTAAAAACTCTGCTCTTTGTTCTCGCTTCATAGTTTTAAATAATTTTTCTTCTGCATCAGTTAAAGATACTCCATATTTTACAAGTCCTTTTGTTTTACCTTCTACTGCCTTACCAAACACATCAGCCATAGCAATAGCATCTTCTTGTGTCCCATTAAAACCTTTTTCTTTAGCAACCATATCATCAATAACAGGTAGTATAGTTTTTATTTGCTCTGCTTTTAATTTATAGATAGCTAATTGTCCTGCACCAGCTACAGCAACATCATCTCCAACTACTCCAACATCTTGTAATGCACTAGCTTCATCCTTTAACATCTGTATATGTTCTTTTTTAAAATTAGCTTGTTTCATTAAGTTAGTTTCTAACAACTTATCAGCTTTTAATTTATCTTTTGCAGCATCTATAGACTGTTTTATAAATACTCCAGCTGCAGCAGTTAAGGCTCCAAATCCAATTGCTGCCCATTTTGCTACAGACTTCATTCCATCTTTTATTTTTCTGCCAAATGCTTTTACTTGGTTTCCAGCTTTTTCAAGTTGTCTATCCATATTCTTAACACTCTTGGTTGCCTTCTGTAATGGTGTTGTAAACTGGTCTTTTAAACTTAGTAATACACCAATAGTCTTTGCCATTTAAACCTCCTTTCTAAAAAGATAAAAAGGTACTTAGCTTTTTATACTAAGTACCTGATTTATTCATTCTTTCAATCTCAAGATCCATTGTTGCTATCATAAATAACTTTTCTTCATATGATAAATTTAATAGATAATCATATTTAAACCCTCTAAGCAAATAAAAAGAGAGGAATGCCATATCGGTATCCTCTAATATTAGTTTTTTATATCTTCAATTTCTTCCTCTAAGACTTTACTAGCTTTATCAGATTCTTCACCTAATCCATAAAGGTTTAGAATAAAGTTAGATAGCTTGTTTATTTCCCCTAAATTTTCATCAAATACAGGTATTACAATTTCATAAGGTTGTGCTACTTCATAAGTCTTTTGTAATTCTTTATCATGTAAAATAGGACAATGTTTATAGATTAATTTACAGTTAGCATTGTAAGCTGCTTCTGTTGTTTTTTCTTCTGTACTATCCATAATTTTTATTACATCTCTTGCTTTATGTTTTACAACTTCTATTGTTCCACCTAATACTTCTGAATTAAATAGCACCACTTTCATTTTATCATTTTCTGATTGTTGTTTCTTTGCAATTAATATTTCTAATGTTATATTTTTAGCCATTTTTATATCCTCCTTATATCATATCTATATATCTAAAATGTGAAAAGTTAAAAGGAACTTCTTCCTCTCTTAAAGCTTTATTTTCAAATTTTAATGCCATTAATTCGCTAATTGTTACACCTGTTAATTCAACTCTTTCTGCTCCATAGGCTGTTGGGTCATCTAGTTTTGCAACTATTTTAAAATCAGGCATATTTCCATTTCTTATCCCATCAGCCAGTAACTTTCCAATAGTAGAGTCTATCTTATGTAATGTCATAGTTCCCTCACCAGTAAAGCCCATATATCTTTTTGACTTTCCTAGTTCTCCCATAATATCCACATCTTCATATTCTAATGTAACCTTAGCCTCAAAAGATTTTACAGAACCTAATTCTTCTCCATCTAGCCATACAGCACCAAATGAACCTCTAATTATCTTGTTTTTATCCATTTTATTAGACATTATTTACCTCCATTTCTTAGAACATATTAATTGTAAATTTAAAGTCTTCAACAGCATTCAATATTTTTATATTTGCTTTCATGAACACTTTTTTCTTAAATGTTAGTTTTTTGATTTTCTCATCATCCCAGTCTTCAACTTCTTTTTTACCAACACCTAACCAAGCCAATCTTTGTGCTTCAACATCAACTTGTGAATAGTTATCATATTCTTTATCTAAAATATCCTCTCTTTCAAGTTCTTTGAAATAAGCATTAATAGCTGTGAAAAATAGCACTTGATTATCATATTTATTCTTATATTTACCTATCCATTTTTTGAATGTTGAATAAATATCATCTCTCATTAAGTCCATAGATTCAATTATGATAATGTCTTTCATATCTTCAGTTTCATCTTGTGTAATTTCTTGAAGTGATGTACATGCTCTAGCAACTTTTATATCTCCTTCATCTTTATACAAACAGAAACCACCTTTATCAATAACATCATTTATATCATCAAATATTGATACTTCTTTTAAATTTCCACATAAAAAGCTAGTAGCTGATCTAGTCATTGGTAAACCTGCTAACATTCCTAAGATTGTTGGTACATATTGCCACCCTTCAACTTCTCCTCTGTTGTCAACAAATGTAACCTTATCATTCATTAAGTTTACTATGCCTTTGTTATCTGGCTTAGTAGCATTGAATACAACAGCTTTATAAGTTTTACCTGCTTTTCTCATAGATTTAATCCATGAAACAAGAGTTGAAGTATCTCCATCTTTTCCATCATAAGCTAATCCTACCCAGTTAATTCTTTCTTGTGCAACTTTTTTTAATGTATCAGATATTGTTCCATTTTTAATATTGAATACAACTACTTTATTTGGTGTGTATTCAAAGCTATCTCTAATTAATGGTAATACTTCAGCAGAATAATCTCCAGCTTCTATATCTGTAATATTCTTATATACTTTTCTATCCCATTGTTTAGTAGATTCTTTTACTATCAATCCAACTATACCTAATTGACTTCTTTTTACAGCTGTTACAGCTAATTGTTTAAAAATTATCTCAATGCTAGGTAATCCCATATATTAACCTCCTATTTTTTATCAAAATGATATTCTAATTCTTCCATCATTTCACCATCTACATCATTTTCTATTTCTTCCATACTTAAACTATCAAAACTTGCTATTAATACTCCATCTTCAGTTTCTTCAAATTCTATTTCATCAATAGGAATAGCAAAAGTTTCATTTACCCACAATGTACCTAAGAAAGCATTTTCAATTTCATCAGATATTTTTAATCTTTCTTCTCTTCCTTTACCAGGTAAAGTAGTAAAAAAATAAATTCTGATTGTAAAGTTTCTTTCCTTAAAAGTTGTCATAAAAGCACTTGTTTTAAGACCATCTAACTCAGTTCTAAAACTAGGTCTATTGAATTTTTCAGATAAATCTTTACTGTCAATTTCTATTTTAGGAAATGTTTCTTTCAATTTTGTATTAACTGCTTTTAGTATCTGACTTAGTTTAATCATTAGAAACCTCCATTTTTAATAACTTCATCAATAAAGTCATCTGCAGCTTTTAAAAATTCATCTTGAAACTCTCTCTGTGAATCTTCTAAAATATGCTCTCCTTTTTTAAAACCATGTTCTTTCCCAGTTTTATCTTTTATGATATGCCCATTCTCTATTAAATGAGCATGAGGCATTGAGTTATAAACTCTAACTGTATCTTCTTCACCTTTATATTTATAAACTTTACCTCTTTTAAAACCTTTTAAATAGTTACCTTTTTTTACTTTTACCTTAGATTTTGCTTTCTTTTTAGCCTTAGCTTTTAATTTATTACCTTGTTTTTGTAAGAATTTTTTAGCTTCTTTTGGGTATTTTCTAGCAAGTCTTAATACTTCTTCTTCAAGTTCTTTTAAATCATCTGTTGAAAAAACTCCCATTTTTACTCCTCTTTTCTTACACAAAAAACTTCTGTGAACTGATTATCTTTAAAATCTCTGTTGAAATAAATAACCTCATACTTCAATCCCTCATAAATAAAAAACCAGTCCTTTTTTATTCCAGGAACTGATTTTACCCTAAATATAAATTTGAATTGATGTTGATTTTCTTCTGTTCCAGCTTCTCCATTTTTTACACTAGAATTTAAAGGAACTATTTCACAGTATGCTTTTTTAAACAACTCTGGCTTTTTATCATTTTCTCCAAGTTCATTAGTTGTGTCTATCATGTGATATACATCAATAAGATGTCTTAATCTCTTAGTTATATCATTCAAAGTTATCACCCACTTGCAATTGAGTTAATAAACTTCTAGCTGTATAACTAAGGTCTTTACTTTCCTTTTGCTCTCTGTTATCATACCAATCTTGCACAAGTACACAAGCTAGAATTTTAGACCTTTTAATAAACTTTTCCTTTGTTGATTTTTTATCAAAGTCATTTATTGCATCTCTAAGATAATCTATTGCTGCAATCATTAAAGATTGCAACAATGTATCATCTTCATTGTAATCAATTCTTAGATAATTTTTAGCTTCTTCCAAAGTTAAAATATCTTCCATATTAATCACCTATTAAGCTGTTTCAATTTCAAGATATTTCATTGCATTTTTATCAACTTTTTTAACATCAAATCTTTCTATTGCTCTAATATAAGTAGCATTCTTAGTAAATCCAGCTTCAGTTGATACTGCAAGTTCTAAACCTTCTCTGTCAAAGAATGTTATAAATTCTTCTAAATCTCCAACAAATACTGGTGCTTTTGTTCCATTCATTTCTAATTGAGCGTCTGATAATATAACTATTTCTCTTCCTTTAAAAAGTTTTTTAGTTTCATCTTGTAAGCTAGTACCTAAAAGTGGTCTACCTTGCTTATCTTTTACTTTATCTAAAGTATCAAAATAAGTTTGATTCATAAAAACTTTTGCATTTAATGATATTGCTGGATCTAATCCTTTATTTAAAGCAGTTGTTATTGCATCATAATCAGTTGCTTGTTCTGGATTTAAAGTTTTTAAAATAGTTAATATCTTTTTGTTTTCCGTATTTACAGCTTTTTTAATAAATCTTCTACCTATGTAAGCAGTTAAATTTGCATTTTCATCTGCAAGTAAACTATTTGATATTGGGATAATATCTCCATAGTCAGCAACATTATATGTAACTTGTGCAAAATCTATATCAGATTGACCTATTTCATTCAATTCTTCAAAAGCTGTTAATTCACCTGTTCCATCTGTTTCAATAGGCATAGTTCCCTTTAATGAAGTTACAGGTAGAACATTACAGTATTCTTTCAATGCTATTTTGTTTCTTCTTAATTCTTTTATTTCTTTGAATTGTTCAGTTGGAACTAAGTAACCACCCTTGCCATCTGTTGCTTCTACTTGTCCTGGTGTTCCAGCTTGATTTAAAAATTGTTTTTCTTCTTCTGTTATAGATTTTCCTAATAGAACTCTATTATAAATTCTATTAACATTCATTTCTTCTTTTGTTCCTAATGGTACTTTATCACCTTTGTTCATAACTATTAAAGCCTCCTCTGTTTCTGCTTCTTTTATTTTATTTTCTAAATCTTTTAAGCTATTTAACTTAGCATGTGCTTCTTCAATCTTTCCACTATCCTTTAATGCTGTAATTTCATTTCTAAGTGTTTCTAATTCCTTTTTTAATTCTACTGATTTTTTCATAATTAAATACCTCCTGTTAATAATGCAATCTCAATTTCTTTGTTCAATCTATCAAGTCTTGCTTGTTCTTTTTTATTTTTTTCTTCAACATTTTTTTTATTTAATAAACTTTCTGGAATATGTTTAAATTTATTTCTTGTTTCTATACAATTCAAAAATTCTACTTTTTCAGAAGTTTTTATATTAAATACTCCTGGAGCATCTTCCCCAGTAAACCATTTTTCTTCTTTCATAAAATCATATATTTGCTCTCTTGTTATACCTTCAAGAGCTTTTTCCATATAAGCATTAACAAGTCCTTCATCAAGTTTATTTAGAACTTCAATATACTTTTCTAAATCTCCAGCATTTCCTGAAACTTTTCCCCAAGCTCTATGGATCATTAAATAGGCATTACTTGGTAAAATAATTTCATCACATCCAAAAGCAATTATGGATGCAGCACTTGCAGCTATACCATCAATATAGGCTATTGTTTTTCCTTTATGGTTTTTTATCATATTAGAAATTGCTATACCTGCATAAATATTCCCTCCAAAACTATTTATATGAACATGGACCTCTTTATTTTCTGCTTCTTTTAAAGCATCTTTTATATCCAATGGATATATATTAGTATCTTTTATTCCCCATACTTCTTCCAAAAAACCATCATTTTCTGAATCACTTTCTATATCTCCATTGATATAAATTTCAGTAATTTCTATCTGATTTTTTATTTCTAACCACTTATTTTTACTCACTTTTAGCACCTCCTTTTTCATAAGCTATTCCTAATTTTTCCAATGGCACATAACTTCCATTCATTACAATTACATCACCTCCATCTATAGCAGTCAATCCAGCAAGTTTTCTAGCTTCATTGATAGTGTAAATGCCAGACTGAACGTACTTTGTAAGACATTCTGCTTGTGTTTTTAAATCGCCTTTGAGTATTGTTGCTACATTAAACTCAAAGTGTAGCCCTTTCATTCTTTCATTTTCTGTTAAAAGTTTTAAATTAAATTCTTCCTCATATAGCGATAAAATGTATAGTAGAGTGTCAATATAAAAAGTCAAGTTTTGCATTTCCGAATTTGCATAACTTGACTTCTCATAATCGTTTAAATGATTTGGTTTAACTCCATACGCTGCTGCTATTTGCAGTGCTGTATACTTCTTTAATTCAAAGAATTGTGAATCTGTAAGCTTTAAATCTAAAGGGACTATTTCCATCCCAGGAGGTAGAGGTAAAATACCACTTGGATTATTATCATTAGATATAAACTCCTCTATTCTCTCTAGCATTTTCTTTTGTAATTCTTTACTTAAATCCCCAGTGTACTTTAAAATAGCCTTAGCTGTAAGTCCTCTGTCATATAAGTTGTTCAAATATTTTTGACTTGCCTTAACCCCATTTAAAGTCGTTGCTAGAGTCTCTCTTACTGACATCCCAACCATTCCATCTTTGCTTAATCCACCCTTTAAATGCAAGATTTCTTCTTTTTTGAATAGATAGATTTTTCCATCTTTATTGTATTCATAGTACAGATCCTCTTTTCCACTAAAAATCTTTGCATTGTCTATCCATATCTTCACTTGTTGCGGTTGAAGTGGATAAATACCTATCAAATGCCCTCTATTGTCATAACTTAGATAAGCATAAGCATTTCCATAGTGATTTCTCCACATTTCAAGCAATGTTAGAAAAGATGTCGAAGTCATAAAAGGATTTGGTGCAAATTTAAGCTTTTTAACTGCTTCATGTTCCAAAATTCTGTTATTTTCGTTATCTTTTAAGTGGATAGAAAGCTTTCCAACGCTCTCGGATAGCACCTTTAAGCAGGTAAAATATGTCACTTCTGACAAATCATTACTTACATTCACTCCAAAAAACTCCCCAAAACTCATAGAATTTAGCATCGTTTTTTGTGGTTTTTCTGTAGTTTTATTAAAAAATCTTTTAAATATATTCACTTTCTCACCTCCTTTTATCCATAAGTTCCAACCATTCTCCAACAGCTTCATCATTATTAATTACTTCCTTTTTATTAAGTAACATAATCTTCCAAGCATCTAAGATAGCATCCACTGGATCTATTCTGTTCTTTTGTGCTTGCTTATCTATTTTAATTTCTCCAAAACTGTTAGAGATAGTTGTAGCATTTGCTATACTCCATTTGAGTAGACTATTTTTCCTATCGTATAAAACTTGTGTAGCTTTAACAGACAGAGCAAAATCCACTGTTGCATCATTTAAACTTTTAGCAGACTGTTTAACTTCTGTTAAATCACACTCTAAGAATTCTAAGTCACTTAAGAAACTTCCAGCATTATGAGCATCGTAACCACATTCTAAAATCTTAATATCGTATCTATCGATAATCTCTTTTAAGTGCGATATTATGTACTTATAATCTGTTTTTATTCCAAAAGCACCGCTTGTAAGTGTTAGCAAACCCTCTCTTACCCATATCCGATAAGGAACATCGTCGGTCTTTTCGTGTTCTAATAATCTCAACTCTGGCATAAAAGAGTGACTATATATGTATATTTGATTATTTTCTAAAGAAAAAACTAATGCAATACTCGTTAAATCGCCGCCTTTTGAAAGGTCAAACCCTAAGTAAGCACTCTTATCTCTCATATCCTCTAAAGTTAAATCGCTTTCACATTCCTTAAATTTAGATAAATCTATATATTGTCCGTCTTTAGCCGTAACCCACATATTTAGCTGTTTTGTTAAAAAGTTGGTTAATTCTTCTCCGCCCTTCTCCTTGGCATCAATAGCTTTTTGTGAATAAAGTTCGATTTTCTTTGTATTTGGAGTAATTCCGTCCTCTTCAAAAAGAAAATAAGGATTTGATTTAAGCCAGTTCTTCCAATCCCAGATGTCATCGCCTTTATCCATTTCACAGATAAAAATAAAAAGAGTGTCTTTTTCAATAACACCCTCTAAGATCTTTTCACAAAATTTATAATGCTCGTAACAGAAACCATTTAGATTAAATCCAGCTGTTGTTATAGCTAATGTAAGTGCATTTTCCACGTCTGCCTGTCCATCCAATAGTAATTTATACATCTGATTGTTTGGATGGGCATGTAGCTCATCACAGATCGCTAGAATGTTCCCAAATCCATCCATAGATTTAGTATCTCTACCCAAAGATTTTATAACTGTTCCAGTTGCGAGACTCTTTATAGTTCTATCATGCTCTTTAATTTTATAGATTTCAGATAAATCGCTATCTGCCTCTATAAAATTTCTTATTTCATCCCAAACTATATTCGCTTGATCCTGCTTAGTTGCAGCACAAAAGATTCTATCTTTGTTTCCGAGAATAGAACTAAACAAAGTACTTTCTGCTCCACTTAGAAAACTCTTACCATTTCTTCTTCCAACTTGCAAATAAGCTTCTCTAAATCGCCTTTCCTTAGTCTTTTTCTTCTTCCAACCATGTAAACTTCCTATTATAAACTCTTGAAAGCCCCTAGTCTTTAAAGTAGATCCATCTTTCAAAGTTAAACTATTTGCAAAATTTATAGCAAATTCTGCCTCTTCTACATCAAATTTATAGTTCAGTTTCTTATTTTTTAAGTCATCTAAATGCCTTTTACATGCTAGATATTCCTTTCTTCCAGATATTTTTTTCCCACTTACAACCAACTTTGCATATGCAGTAGTCCTATCTACAGCCATTCAATTATCCTTGATTTCTAGCTTTTAGCAGCTCTATAAATTTATTTTCTTTTGGTTCTTCTTTAGTTGGTACTATAAGCTTTAATCTGTCTGTAGTTGCAAGTCCTAACTTAGTTGAGCATTGCAATATCTGCTTAGTATACTTTTCTTGTATATTTACAAGTGGACTTGCTATAGCTACTTGCCCTGCATCTGTATCTTTGTAAGTAACTAAACCATCTTTCTTTAATTGCTCGCTAGCTTGGATATAACCATCGTAAGAGTTACAGTAAATAGCAAGAACTCCCAGATCTAAATTATCTAAGATATTTATTTTTTCACATTCTTCTACAACCCTTTTAAATTCTTTTTTAGCTGCTGCTGTAAGCCAAGAGGGTGCAATTAAATCATCTCTATCAGCTTTCAATTTTTTCTCTTGCTCTTTTCTAGCTTGTATCTTTTCTTTCCCTATTTTTCCAGTACTTATATCTATTATTTTTCTGCTTCTACTCATTTTATGCACCTCCTTAAATCTCTCATTTTGGCAATTTCTCCAGAAAATAGAGGGGTAGCGGTATCCAAACCAAAGTCTAAAAGCTTTTTTTGACTCCCCCTCCCCTTTAAATTTTTTTATTAATTATTTTGAATAACAAAGCTTTTAATTTATTTTTATCTTCTTTACTTTTGTTATAGACACTATGTATATAATTATGAGTCTTTTCTGATACCCATATGAGATTAGTGATGTCTAATGCTCTATCTTTATTATCCTCTAATTCTTCTATGTGATGCGATAGTGTCCCTTTAACTATCTTTCCATTAACTTCTAGTTCGTACATATCCAAACCATTTGCTTGTAACTTACATAACTTCGTTAGTTGCTTCCATGCTTTGCTATGATAAAACTCTGCATTATCCTTATTACGATACTCTCTATCGTATATCTTATGTCTTTCTTTTGTACAACTACAAGTTTCTGTTATAACTATTTTCTTTCCACATCTACTACAAACCTTCATCAGCATATTTACCTCCATGAAATAAAAAAACTCCCACAGTCGACGTATCGAGCACATCTAAGTGCAATGGGAGTATTGATATTGTGTTGGCGTGATATAATGGACTTCCACCATTAACCTCTTGCTTAAATAGCGAGTGCTCTAAGTATTGAGCTAATATCACATATGTTGTGAGGCTTTTGTGTAGAGCCTCTAAACTACTGTACTATACCATAAAATAAAGGAGGTAATACTTAAATCCCAATAAAGTTTTAAGGAGATTTTAAGAAAAAAATACTTTAAGATAGTATTATCTTAACACTTCTACACTGACTTGACAATGACGTCGTTTTGACAGCTTTTTGACACGTTTTTGACATCAGATTAATTTTTGAGTTTTAAAATGGATCTCTAAAGCACTTAGTATATTATTTCTAATCCTGTAAGTAGTTCTTACTTCAACTCCGATTTTATCAGCTATTTCTTCATAAGTTAGTTTATTAAAGTATCTCATTTCTATAAAACTATAATCTTTATGATCCTCCACCATTTTTAAAGCATTATCGATTCTAAATAATATTTCTTCATGTCTTGTAATGTCATTTAGTAGTCTTTCTTTAAGTTCTTCTATTCTCTCAAGTTCTGATTTTACCATTACATAGCCACTTCCTGTCAATTTTCCAATACTATAACTCTTAGTTATTTGTGGATTTTCTAATTCTTTCAAATCATCTTTAATTTTATCTACATATTTTTTGTAACTATACAAAACATCCTCTATTTTTCTAAATATAATCTTTTGTTCCTGTGTTGCCAATCTGCATCACCCCTCTTTAACTATTCTTACGAACTAACTCAAATTTTTGAATTCCCCATTCCAAAACTTCTAAATCTATTCCCTTTTCTTTGTAAATTGCTTTTGTACTTCTTATAAACTCCAACTGTGCTTCTTCTAGTTCAGTATCTGTTAATTCCTTTTTTCTAAAAATAGATTTTTTAATTGTTTTTTCTGTATTTTCTTCTTTAACTCTCAAGTCTATCTGATATCTGTGCAGCATATTTAATCCCATTCCTTTCCAAGCTTAATTGTATTATCTATCATAAAATCATCACCACTTTCCTTTGCTAATAATCTTTTAACCCACTCCAAAGCTTCTATCTTTCCTTTTGCTCTATAGTATTCTTGTATACTTTTAGTAACGCTATTATCATAGTCTATTTCAAATTGTTTAGTTTCAATTTTTTCAAATAATTTTGATTCATCTATCATACCTAATTCTACTCCTTCCCTATCTCTTATACTTCCCATTCTTATAGCTTTCTAA